ATATTTATCTCCATCAGCCCGAGCGGGCAGATCACATTGCCAAATGGCAGCAAGAGGGCGACAACTACCCGAGCGGTAACATATGCGATACCCTCTGCGGTATAAACGGAACATATCCGTTGCAGGGTATATCAGGGCTCGCGGGTGTGTGCCTCAAGGATGGCGGCGGGGTCGAGGTTGGCGACACGGTCCTGCGCCATGTCGCGCGCATACCAAGCCTCTTCTCCGGGCAGCACATCAAACGACACCGCGCAGAACGCCGCCTCCCGCATGATCTCAGCCCCTTCAAGCCGTGCGCGGGCCACTTGCTCGCGGAGGCTGCGGATTTCGGCGGCGGCTTCATACGCAGTGGTGTCTGGTATCAACCCTCGCATCTCGCAATGCACCATCCACTTGAGGCGCTCCAACCGCTTCACCAGATCATCCGACATTGCGGCTCTCCTCTAGGGCTGCGCGGGCGTCCAAGATCAAATGCGCGAAAGCCGGATCGCCATCACGCGCCGCCGCTTCGGCAAATCCCTCCAACGCTTTCCGCAATTTCGCGTTCTCGGCCTCGGCTGCTGTGGCGCGGGCTTCGGGCACAGCCTCCCGCTCGGCAGCGATGCGGCGGGCGAGGGTGAGGACAAGAAGGCATATCGTATTAAGCACCGATCCCGCAGGATGGTCACGATCCAGCCAGCGTGAAGTGTAGAGGTAACTCACCCCCGCTTCTTCACACGCAGCCCGGATGTCTGCTTCGGTTGGTTGGATTGGCGCGCCCATCACTTCACCCCCAGCGCAGAGAGGGCCATACGGCGGAAGTCGTCCACAGTCGGCGCAGGCTTGGCAGATACGGTGCGCCCATCGCCCTTGGTCACAACCGAACCACGGCCAGCGAGGAAGGCCGCAAGCTGCAACTCGGCAAGCGCCTCCACCGCCCCATCGTCGATCAGGACGAGCTGGCCGGTGCGAGGCTTATCAGCGAGCGGGCACCATTTCGGCGGTGGCGAGTTGTTTGACCAGTAGGACGTTATCGACTTGCCGCCGCATTCATCCAGTAAGGCGCTGCATCGGGCGCTCGTGCCGCTATCGGTTTCGTCGTTGTCGAGGTAGTCTTTCCACCATTCAGTCTTCAGGTGGCTGCATCCGGTGCAAGTCAGCTTTGCAGAGACCACAAGCTGTGGTCCTTCTCCCTGCGTAGCCGCCCGATCCAGCGCGGCGAGTTGGTCCTTATCCATTGGTGCGGTCCTTGCCTACTTGGGGTGGAAGGGGGAGCCAGCCAGAGGGCTCGGGATCGCTTGTAGAGCAGCAGCCGCATCCGTGAGAGGGCAGCGACACCACATCCCATTTGCCGGGGCCATACCGCTCGCCATTGCCGCAAACTTCATCGTAAAACGAGCCTTCAATCACCTTGCCATCGACCAACAACAGAACGCTTGTTCCGTCCTTTGGCGCGGTCCGCATGGGTCGCCATTTCGCCATCTCACTCACTCCTAAAATCGAATGTCGTCCGGTGCCCACTCGTGGATGTCCCAACCGAAATTGAGCCAGAGCCACGCGCGAAGGGCGTCGGTCACTGCTCGATCACCTTTCGGTAGGCGATGCGGCCGATCACCCTGCGCTTGTCTTTGAGCAGGAGCTTCTCGGCCAGCGCCATGGCCTCCTCGGGCGAGGGGGCGATGGTCCGCTCATTGACTTGTACGGGCCGCCCGGCGGGCGTGTGGTACATGATGATGCACATGTACGTCCGGTCGCGGCTGCTGTCGTAGCGCCTCACTGGTGGGCCCTCCGCTGCTCGGGTAGCACCCGGTCCTTGGTCTGGCACGTCTTGCGCAGGCAGGACAGGACGCCGTTGATCGGCATGCGGGCGTTGCAGTGATCGCACCAGATCGCGGGGCGGGTCACTGCTGCGTCTCGCGCAGGCCGAAGAGGATGCCCTTGACCATGGACATGTGGTCATAGTCACCGGACAGGATGCCCTCGATGATGTTGTCGGCAAACTGGTCCTCGCGGCCTACCCGCGCGGCGATCTCCCGGGCGCGGAGCAGCAGCATCCGCTCGGGGTCGAGGTCGGGGTGCTTGTCGATAGCCTCGTCGCGCCATTTCATGAGGGCGTTTATTCTAGCGTGCGCATTGCGCAGTTCTACCACCCGCTCGGCGAGCGTCTTTTCCAGCTCAGCCAGCTCGGCCTCTCGCTCACTGAGCTGGCCCTGCGCCTCCTCAAGCTGCTCGGCGAGTTCGCTGTCAGCCGCTGGCGCGTCCGTCACCATCTCCACATCGCTCGCCTTCACGTAGCGGAAGCAGCGCCCGTCACGATAGCGTGCCAGAAGCCCCTCGCGCATGAGGTTGCCGAGGGCGTCGCTGACGCTGGTCGTGTTCTCGTTCAGCCTGTCGGCCACGTCGATGGACGTATGGCCGGGATTGGTAATGATGGCCCTCAAGGCCCGCTCGCGAAGTGTGCTCACTTGATGTCTCCGTTGCTGATAGGGTTGCGGTACACTGCCGCGCGCGTCTGCAGGCGGCGTATGATCTCGGGGTGCTCACGCTGCAGGGCAATCAGGAGGGCGTCTGCGGCGACGGTCAGGCCGTCGCGCAGGTCGTCCTCGCTGTCGAACAGGTGCCGGTCGCTGGTGACGTGCGGCACGGCTCAGGCCTCCTCTGCGGCGTCAACCAGTGCGAGGTACTGCTGGCAGTAGGCCTCGTAGAGCGGCTGCAGGGCGTCGATCATGGCGTCGGTCAGGTCCGGGTGCGGATCGCCCATGCCGGGGTCGAGGAGCCAGCCCAGCACCTTGAGGGCGTCGGCGGGGTGCAGATTGCGGAACTCGTGGCGGAAGCCGGGGGTCATGCGCGGTACTCCTGCGGGTAGGTCTCGGGAACCTTGGTGGCGTAGTGGATGGGGCGCTCGTAGCGTCCCTGCTCGTCGCGGCTGATGCTGATCCAGCGGCCGCCTGCGGACAGGCCGCGCGTCTCGCCGTAGCTCACGTTGACGCCGAGGGGCCAGCTTTCGAGGAGGCCCTCGGCCTGCAGCGCGTCGTTGAGGGTGGGGAACCAGTTCATGTCAGGCCTCGTCCGAGAAGTGTGCGCGGCGGGTGGTGCAGCAGGCGCCGTAGGCGCGGTCCATGCGGTCCTGCGCGCGGCTGGCGGCGGCGCTGGTCTTGTACGTCGTGACCTTGCCGGTGATGCGGTGGGTGATGGTGTAGTGCGTGATCATGTCGGTGTCTCCGTTGCTGATGACGTAGCGTTAAAGCATACGCTTTCGGGGGTCAAGCGTCTTTTTTCACGCGGTAGACGATGCCCTCGTCGAGGGCGTGCGAGTAGGTAGGGACGTGGGAGCGGCTCTGCTCGTCCCATTGGGTGCCGGTCGCGAGGGTGCTCCAGCCTGCCCCCTCGGCGAGGCTCTCGTGCGTGAAGACGAACTCGATGCCGAGGATGCCCTCGCGCGTCTCGTCTTGCGTGGGGGTGTCGAGGGGGCGGGTGATGGCCCGGCGGGCGAGCCGGTCGCCCTTGGCCTCAAGTTGTTGCACCCGCGCTCGATGGATGCCGTGCTCGCGGCCGATGGCGTCCAGCGTGGCGCTGGTGGTACGGCGGGCGCGCCAGATCGCCCAGTTGCGCTCGTTCTTAATTCTGGGGTCCATGGTCTCAGTCCTCCGTTGCTGATGGCATACCTGTAAAGCAGGCGGCCCTGAAGCGGGTCAGGGACAGCTCCAGCGCGTCGAGCATGTCGTCGTCGCACTCGTGCAACTCGAAAAGCAGCTCGGACAGGCGGCGGGTTCTTTTGATGTTCACCGTCTCCGCGTCGGTCGCGACGGCGATGCGGAACACCAGCTCTGGCTCGTGCGTGTCGTTCTCCGTGTCTAGCTCCGCGACCAGATCGCCCCCGGCCATGTCATTGGTGAAGCCCTTGTAGGCCGCCAGCGCGAGGTCGTCCCAGTCCGGTTCGAAGCTCTTCATGTGGGCTTTGAGCGCCTTGGAGACGCTCTTCTGGATGGCGGCGTAAGTCTTCTCTCCGTTCATGGCTCAGGCCTCCACAGGTTCGATGGACAGCACGACGCCGCCCGTGGTCAGGAAGTCGGCGCAGCCGGGGTGGTCGGCGTCTTCCTCGAAGTCGATCATTTTGTAGGTGTCGTGCGCCAGCGCGACCGCCTCGGCGAAGGTGGGCGCGGTCTGGCGGATCGAGGTGCGGCCGAAGGGGCTGCGCTCAAGGATGGCGTAGGTCATGGTGGTCTCTCCTTCGTGTGTGGTGGCGGGGCCGGAGCCCCGCCGTGGTGGTCAGATGGCCGCGAACTTGGCGGCGCTGGTGAACTTGCCGTCCACGTAGATGCGGGCGGGGAACTGGTTGAAGAGCGTGCCCTTGCTGCTGACGTTGACGATCATCTCCTGCTCGATGCAGACGTTGCGGCCGTTCTTGGTGCCGACGATGTTGAAGCGGGCACCGTCGAGGCGCTGCACCGTGGCGTCTGCCAGCTCGCCCAGCTTGCCCTCGATCTTGGCGGCCCATGCCACGACGGTCTCGTCAGCGAACTGCTTGGCGGCGGCGGCGAGGCGCGCCTCGTCCAGCACGTACTCGCTGCTGGTGCGGTCACCCGTGCGGGCGGTGCAGCCCGCGATGGCCTGCCAGTTGCGGTACTCGTTGCTGTTATAGACGCCGCGCAGGGTCGGGCCGAACTGCTCGACGAGGCGGTTGAAGCGGCCCGTGGTGAAGCTGATGAAGCGCTCTTCGAGGTTGGGCTTGTAGGCTTCGAGGGCGGTGGTGAGGTCGGTCATTGGTAGTCTCCGTTGCTGATAACGTACCGTTAAAGCAGGTGGTTGATGCGGTCAAGCAGAAAAATGCATTAGGCGCGGTCGAGCAGCTTGCCGATGCAGATCAGCACGTAGACCGGCGACGACAGGCACAGCCCGACGGTGAGCAGGAAGGCCGACGCCTCGAGGCCCATCGGGGCGTGGCTGGCGGCGGCGGTGGCGAGGTTGGCGATGAGGTCGAGCATGGTCTGGGTCTCCATGGATGGTGGGGGCCGAAGCCCCGGGCAGTGTCAGGCGTGGTGAAGGCCGTAGTTCCAGTCGCGCTCGCTGCGGATGCGCTCGTTCTCCCAGCGCACACGCTCAAGGTAACGGGCCTCCTTGGCAATCTCGGCCTCAGTGTATCCGGCGGCGCGAAGTTCATTTTCGAGGGTCTTGGTCATGGTGTGTCTCCGTTGCTGATGCCACCTTTTAGCGAGCAGTTTTTTGCATGTAAAGCACTATTTGCAGAAAAATGCAGGTTCCCATGTAACACCTGCCACACGTGTAACACGAGGGTCTGGGGTGTCACGTGTGACACTACTTGCAGAAAATGCCGTGTTGGTATGTGACTGAAAACGCTGGGTTTTCTCGGTGTCACACGCCACATAAAGCCACGTGTGACATGGTGTGGCAGCCTGTCTGTCACAGCACATCACGGTCTATATCTTCGATATAGCCGGTGTAGTGTGACGGCGTGACGTGGCGTTACCGTAGCCAGACGTGGCGTTTCCTCGTACACGTCGTGCTGTGGCGCGTGGTGTGACACCCCTCGCGTGGCACGCCCTTGCCGATCCGCAGCCTCGGTGCTATCTCTGTCGCCACTGGTAGTCCTGCCAAGTAGCGGAGCATGCAGATGGCCAAGCGGCCCGTAACTCGATCCACAGCAGTTGAGAGGCGCATCATCGAGGGGCTGTGCGATGGCACGCCGCTGCGTGAGTTGTGCCGTCAGGAGGGCATGCCGAGCTGGCGCTCGGTGTACGACTGGATCGCGGCCGACCCGGACTTCGCCTCACGCGTCGCGCATGCGCGGGACACTGGCACTGACGCCATCGCCGAGCAGGCCCTCGCGCTGATCGACGCAGAGCCTGCACGCGTGGACGGCAAGATCGACCCGGGGCACGTGCAGTGGAAGCGTGCGCAGGTGGACACGCGCCTCAAGCTGCTCGCCTGCTGGAACCCGAAGAAGTACGGCAGCAAGCAGACGGTGGACGTGGGCAACAAGGAGGGCGAGACCCTCAAGGTCGAGGGCAACGCCGCCGAGGTGGCGTCGCAGGTAGCGGCCGCTCTGCGCGACGCGAAGCGCGGCGCATGATCAACCCATGGCGGCGCGTGCGCGCGCTGGAGCAGAGCGTGGCTGACCACGAGGCGCACATCGCCGAGCTGCAGCGCGCCCTGTCGATCTCGGCCGACCGCTACGACCTGATCCGCGAGATGAACGCCCAGCTCCGCGAGACCCTCGAACTGTACCGCAAGGCCGGATGAACCCCGCCACGCTCGCCTCCGATCTGGCCAAGCTGCCGCCGCAGATGCTGGTCTACCTCGACTGGCAGCGCCGCTGGACGGCCACGGCGCGCCCGCCGCAGCTTCCGCCCGAGACGCCGTGGTCCGAGTGCGGCTACCTCGCCGGGCGCGGCTTCGGCAAGACGCGCGTCGGGGCGGAGTGGATCACGCGCGCGGCCTTCGAAGACCCGAGCGGCTTCGACAGTTGCGTCATCGCGCCGACGTATCAGGACGTGCGCTTCACGTGCTTCGAGGGCGAGAGCGGCATCCTGTCCGTGCTGCCGCCCGAGTTGCTCGTGGAGCACAACAAGTCCGACATGATCATACGCATGCGAAACATTGCAGGTGGCGTGTCAGCGATCCGTGGCTTCACGGCCGAGAAGCCCGAGCGCCTGCGCGGGCCGCAGCACACGCGCGGCTGGTTCGACGAGCTGGCGGCGTGGCAGTACGACAGCGAGACGTGGGACATGGCCATGATGGGCATGCGCCTCGGCTCCAGCCCGCAGGTGCTGTGGACCACGACGCCCAAGCCCAAGGAGCTGATCCGCAAGCTGAGCGCGCCACAGAAGGGCCGCGTGATCGTGCGTGGCTCGACGTTCGACAACAAGGCCAACCTGCCCGACAGCTTCTTCAGGCAGCTTGAGCAGTACGAGGGCACGACGCTGGGCAGGCAGGAGCTGCACGGCGAGCTGATCGACCCGGAGGAGAGCGGCATCATCCGCCGGAGCTGGATGCGCCTCTGGCCCGCCAAGAAGCCCCTGCCTCCGCTGGACTACATCGTCCTGTCCCTCGACACGGCCTTCACCGAGGCCACGTACGACAAGAAGAGCGGCGACGCGGACAGCACGGCCTGCGTCGTCATGGGCGTCTTCGGCACGCTCGACCGCGAGAAGAACCGCACCACGAACCTGATGCTGCTGGACTGCTGGTCGGAGCAGATGGGCATGCCGGAGCTGATCAAGCGCGTGAAGCGCGAGCTGAACGTGGCCTACGGGGACGATCAGGACGCGGCCCTGATCAAGCCCCTCTTCGGCGGCGTGAAGCCAATCACGTCGGGCCGCAAGCCGGACCTGTGCCTGATCGAGGACAAGGGCAGCGGCATCAGCCTGCGCCAGATGCTGGAGCGCGAGGGCATCGAGGCCTACGCATACAACCCCGGCCGCGCCGACAAGCTGGCGCGCCTGCATATGGTCAGCCACGTCTTCGCCCGGCAGCGCGTCTGGCTGCCCGAGAGCGACAAGTACCCCGGGCGCCCGCGCACGTGGGTCGAGCCCCTGCTGGCGCAGCTCTGCGCCTTCACCGGCACGGGCAGCATCAAGCACGACGACTACGTCGATGCCACGACGCAGTGCGTCCGCCTCATGTTGGACAAGGGCCTCGTGTCGATGGTAAAGGACGCCCAGAAGGATCGGGCCGAGCCGCCGCGCAAGCCTGTCGCCAACCCCTACGCCGCATAGGACTGAGCCATGGACGAAGACGAGCACGACGAGTACGGCGAGACCGTGGAGCTGCCCGAGAGCGACGAGGACGACGTTGAGGACACGGAGGACGGCGGCGCCATCGTGCGGATCGACGAGGAGGAGGCCGCGCGCAGCGAGGACTTCCTCGAGAACCTCGCCGAGACGCTGCCCGACGCCGAGCTGTCCAAGCTGGCGGCCGACCTCGTCGAGCTGATCGGGCGCGACAAGGAGGCGCGCAAGAAGCGCGACGAGCAGTACGAGGAGGGCTTGCGCCGCACCGGCCTCGCCGACGACGCGCCCGGCGGCGCGCAGTTCCAAGGCGCCAGCCGCGTCGTGCACCCCATGATGGTCTCGGCCACGGTGGACTTCGCCGCGCGCGCCATGAAGGAGCTGTTCCCGCCGCAGGGCCCGGCCAAGGACTTCATCCCCGGCGAGGTGACGCCCGACAAGGTCAAGAAGGCCAAGCGCAAGACGGCCCTGATGAACTGGCAGCTCACGGTGCAGTGCACCGAGGCGCGTGCCGAGATCGAGCAGATGCTGACGCAGGTGCCGCTGGGCGGTGCGCAGTACCTCAAGCTGTCGTGGCACAACACGCGCAACCGCCCGGGCTTCCTGTTCGTCGCCATCGACGACATGCTCCTGCCATACGCCGCCACGAGCTTCTACACGGCGCAACGCAAGACGCACGTGCAGTACATCACGCAGGTGGACTACGAGCAGCGCGTCAAGGCGGGCATGTACCGCGACGTTGACCTCAGCGCGCCGAGCATGGAGCCCGAGCCCAGCATCGTGCAGAAGGCCAACGACAAGATCGAGGGCCGCAGCGACACGAGCTACAACGAGGACGGCCTGCGCACCGTCTACGAGACGCACGCCCTGCTGCGCATCGACGGCGACAGCCGCACGGACGGCGATCTGGCTCCGTACATCGTCACCGTGGACAAGACGACCAACAAGGTGCTTGCGATCTACCGCAACTGGGACGAGCTGGACGAGAGCCACGAGGAGCTGGTCTGGTTCATCGAGTTCCCGTTCGTGCCGTGGCGCGGCGCTTACCCCATCGGCCTGCCGCACATGATCGGCGGCCTGAGCGCGGCCGCCACTGGTGCGCTGCGCGCCCTGCTGGACAGCGCGCACATCAACAACGCGCCGACCATGCTCAAGCTCAAGGGCGGATCGCGCGGCGGCCAGTCGCTCAACATCCAGCCCACGCAGGTCGAGGAGATCGAGGGCGGCCTGAACGTCGATGACGTGCGCAAGCTGGCCATGCCGCTGCCCTTCAACCCGCCCTCGCCGGTCCTGTACGAGCTGCTGGGCTTTCTCGTGGACGCGGGCCAGAACGTCGTGCGCACCACGCTCGACAGCATCAGCGACGGCAACCCCAATGCGCCGGTCGGCACCACGCTGGCCAACCTTGAGCAGGGCATGGTCGTCTTCAGCGCGATCCACGCCCGCCTGCACGACGCCATGGGCCGCATGCTCAAGGTGCTGCACCGCCTCAACGGCATGTACCTCGACGACGAGGAAGTCACGGAAGAGGTCGGCGAGGAGCTGGCCACGCGGCGCGACTTCGAGGGGCCGATGGACGTGGTGCCGGTGTCGGACCCGAACATCTTCAGCGAGGCGCAGCGCTTCGCGCAGGTGCAGGCCGTGGCGCAGCGCGCGCAGGCCCTGCCGCAGCTCTACAACCTGCGCAAGGTCGAGGAGCGCATCCTCGACACGCTCAAGATACCCGACGCCGACAGCCTGCTGAACCCGCCGCAGGAGCCGCAGGAACTCAACGCCGTGGCCGAGAACGTGGCCGCATCCATGGGCAAGCCGGTCACGGCCTTCCCGGAGCAGGACCACATCGCGCACCTCAAGACGCACCTCGCCTTCATGAAGAGCCCTGCCTTTGGCATGAGCCCGCTGATCGCCCCGGCCTTCCTGCCCGTGATGCTGCAGCACCTCAAGGAGCACATCGCCATGTGGTACTCCAGTAGCGTACTGGCCGTGACGAACGAGGCGGCTGGAATGGACATCAGCGAGGACATGAAGCACATCAAGGGCGACAATGAGGCGCGCCGCGCCCTCGACCGCGCGCTGGCCGAGGCCGCCTCGCTGGTGGTGGAGAAGGGCGATGAGGTCTTCGCCTCCATGCCCGCCGTCATCCAGCAGGCGCAGCAGATGGCGCAGCAGTTCGCCGCGCCGCAGCCCATGGACCCGACGCAGGCGGCCATGCAGGCGGCCCAGCTCCAGAACCAGACGGCGCAGGCCAAGCTGCAGCAGGATGCGCAACTCCAGCAGGCCAAGATGCAGATCGACGGCCAGAAGGCGCAGCAGGACGCACAGCTACGTCAGGCCAAGCTGCAGAGCGACCAGCAGACACAGGCCGCCAAGATGCAGCAGGAGATGGCGCTGGAGCAGCAGAAGCAGCAGGCGGAGGACAACCGCACCGTGGCCGAGCTGCAGGCGCGCATGCAGATGAACACCGAGGACAACCGCACGGCGCTGGAGCTGGCGACGGCGGAGATCAACTCGGGCGACAAATTCGCGGTCTCCACGGGGACCGGAATAAACCCCAACCCGTAAAGGATTGCACATGGCTGAGAACAACGCGAAGAGCGCCGCCCCGAGCGGCAAGGTGTCGAAGCTGGGCGGCGAGGCCGTCAGCCAGCACAAGAAGATGGCCATGGGCGAGATGCCCAAGGTCGGCGGCGGACCGAAGACCCCCGCGTGAGGATCGAGAGCTTTCTCCAGCGCTTGGAGATGGCGCAGGCTCAGCTTGCGAAGGAGGCGCTGGAGAGACCAACGGGCAAGGACAGCTTCGACTACGGCCGTGCCGTAGGCCTCTACGCGGGGATTGAGCTGGCCAAGACCACACTGATCGAGATGGTGTCCGAGCACGAGCGCAAGGGCTACGATCTCTAGGACATGGAGCACACATGCAGGACTACGTACTGAACAAGGTGAAGTTCGACTACGCCAGCCTCGACGAGGCGTTCCCGGCAGTCGAGCCCGGCGTGCAGCCCTTCGGCTCACGCGTCATCGTGCAAATCCGCACAGCCAAGGCCAAGACGGCTGGCGGCATCATTCTGCCCGAGGACACGCAGGAGACCGAGCGTTGGAACACGCAGGTCGCCAAGGTCGTGTCCGTGGGTAGTCTGGCCTTCCACAACCGCAACACCATGCAGCAGTGGCCCGAGGGGTCGTGGTGCGAAGTCGGCGACTTCGTGCGCGTGCCCAAGTACGGCGGCGACAAGTGGAGCGTGGAAGTGGACGGCAAGGAGGTGTTGTTCGTGATGTTCAACGACCTCGACCTGCTGGGGCGGATCACTGGCGATCCGCTGAGCATGAAGGCCTACATCTGAGGAGACGACCAATGGCTGATACACTTACCGAGAATGACGGCGACGAGTTCGACATCATTGAGACCGATACCCTGCCCGCCGCTGGCGAGGACAAGGACACCGGGGCTGATGACGCGGACGACGGCGACGAGACGGATGACGAGCGGCTTGCCGACAGTCAGGACGACCTCGACGACGACATCGAAGAAGGCAAGACCAAGAACCGGCAGAAGCGCGTCAAGCGCCGCGAGCTGCAGCGCCGGGCCAAGGAGAACGCCGACCGCGAACTGGAGTTCCTGCGCCAGCAGAACGCCGAGATGCTGCGCCGCCTGCAGGCGGTCGAGGGCCACGCGATCAGCACCAACGAGCAGACCATCGACGCGCGCTACCAGCAGGCCCTGAACGAGGTGCGTCAGGCCGAGCACATCATGGCCCGCGCGGCCGAGGCGGGCAACGGCGACGACATGATTGCCGCCATGCGCATCCGCGACGAGGCCATGTCGGCCGCGCAGCAGTTGCAGGCCAGCAAACAGCAGGTGGCTCAGGCGCGCGAGCAGGTCTCACGGCCGCAGCTCGATCCGCGCGTGACGAACTACGCGGCGGAGTGGATCGGCGCCAACCCGTGGTACGACCCGAACGGCCGTGACGAGGACAGCCGCATCACCAAGGCCATCGACGACGGCCTCGTGCGCGAGGGCTACAACCCCGCATCCCGCACGTACTGGGAGGAGCTGACGCGCCGCGTGGCGGCCCGCATCGGCGACGACGGGGCGTCCGACGCGCGCCCCAAGCGCAAGGCCCCGCCGACCGGAAACAGCCGCGAGCACGCCCCCGCCGGGACGCGCAAGGAGGTGTACGTGACACCCGAGAGAAAGGCTGCTATGATCGACGCAGGCATCTGGGATGATCCCGCCGCGCGGAACCGGATGCTCAAGGCGTATCAGGAATACGACAAGCAGGGTTCGGCTCGCTGATTTACATGGAGTGAGACAACATGACTGAAGATTTTTCTGATGATCGCCTGAAGAAGGACATTGGTGCTGCTCGGCGCAGCCGTGGATCGGAGGACCGTCAGGCCACCGAGAACCGCACGGTGAGCGAGGACGACCGGCTGGAAATGTTCCGCATGCAGATGTACAACGATGCACTTCCTGACCTGCCGGGCATTCCCGGCTATCACGTGTGCTGGCTCACGACGACAAACCCGCGTGACCCCATCCACCGCCGCGTTCAGCTCGGGTACGAGCCGATCAAGGCAGCGGAAGTCCCGGGTATGGAGTATGCCTCGGTCAAGACTGGCGAATGGGCCGGTCTGATCGGCGTCAACGAGATGATCGCGTTCAAGCTGCCCGAAAGCCTGTACCAGCGCTTTATGCGGGAAGCTCACTACGACGCACCGTTGCGTGAAGAGGACAAGCTCGCCGAGACCGCGCAGTTGATGCGCGAGCAGGCGGAGCGGTCCGGCAGCCGCCTGATCGAAGGCGACGGCATGGAGGACTTGTATCATCACTCGCCCGCGCAGGGGGCCTTCTCCTGATCGGGCGTCACCCCACTTCGTAAGGAACTAGGACATGCCCAGTACCGCATCTCCGTACGGCCTTATCCCCGTGAACCATCCGTCGGGCGTCGTTCGCCCGTACGCGATGACCATCACGTCGGCATACGGCACGACCATCTACCAGAACCAGCCGGTTGCCGTTGACGCGACGACCGGCACCGTCGTCGCCGCCGCCGTGGGCGCCGCCTTCATTGGCAGCTTCCAAGGCGTGGAGTTCACCGACAGCGACGGCCGCCGCCGCGTGTCGAACAAGTGGACTGCCTCGACCCCGGGCACGGACATCGTCGCCTACGTGACCCTCGACCCGACGATCACGTACCAAATCCAGAGCAATAACGCTCTGGCCCTGACGGACATTGGCTCGCAGTACAACACGACTGCGATCACCAATGGCAACGCCACCACCGGCCTGTCCACGATGGCGCTGGATACCGCGACCGTGACGACCAGCGGCGTGGCTCAGCTCCGCTTCATCGGGATCAACCCGGGTCCGAACAACAACTATGGTGACACCTACGTCGATGCGCTGGTCCAGATCAGCAAGCATCAGAACGTGGCCACCGTGAACGCCTACTAAGGAGGGCTGAACAATGGCAATGCCAATGCGGAGTACTGACTTCCGCTCCATCGTCGAGCCGATCCTGAACGAGGAGTTCAACGGCATCTACGACCAGCGCGCCGACGAGTGGTCGCAGGTCTTCAAGGAGTTCAAGGGCATCCCCCGGAACTACCACGAAGAGCCCGTGCTCTACGGCTTCGGCGCCGCACCGGAACTGCCTGACGGCATGCCGGTCACCTACCAGTCGGGCGGCGTGCTGTTCATCCAGCGCTACGTCTACAAGGTCTACGGTCTGGCCTTCGCCCTGACCAAGGTTCTTGTCGAGGACGGTGACCACATCCGCATCGGCCAGACCTATGCGCGTCACCTCGCCCAGTCGCTGATCGAGACCAAGGAAACCCTTGGCGCGAACATCCTCAACCGCTCGTTCACCTCGGCCTATGCCGGTGGCGACGGCGTTGAGCTTGTCTCGGCCAGCCACCCGATTGTCAACGGCACCTTCTCCAACAAGCTCTCGACGGCCGCAAACCTGTCGCAGACCTCGCTGGAGCAGCTTCTTGTCCAAATCCGCAACGCGGTGGACAACAACGGCAAGCGCATCCGCCTTACGCCGAAGAAGCTGGTCGTCGGCCCGAGCAACGTCTTCCAGTCGGAAGTGCTGCTCAAGTCGGTCCTGCGCGCCGGTACCGCGAACAACGACATCAACCCCGTCA